AACGGAGATGATGGAGAAGATGATGAGACCGTCGAAGGCGATGAAGCTGAAGCAGCTGAAGAAGTATATGCAGATGACTCAGAGCAGGAAGCTGCTCCCGATGAAGGACAGGAAGAGGAACACGAGGGAAGCGTGAATCCTGTGGATAGTTCCGAAATTGCGCCGGCGCAAGACCCGGAGGAAGAGAGCCGGAAAAAGGCGGCGCGGGAGGCAGCTATGAAGGATGTGCGTGAAGTGTGCCGGAAGTCGATCGAGAAGCTGATGAACGATTTCAACAGCAGGAATACAGCTGAGGCGGTGAAGCAGTGCAGGCGCACGCTGAACTACCTTGAGAGCCTTCAGCGGATAGAAGAGGAGGGATAACGTGCAGATACAGACATTTGAGGAGATGGAGCAGAGAGTCTGGCAGACGATCAAGAGGCCGTGCGTCGCACTGTACGAAGTGCCGGACGACCCGGTCCGGTACCTGGTCAAGGTCTATGACGCGGACTTGTATACGGGGATATTCCTGAGAGCCGGGGAACTTGACTGGATCACGGAAGACATTGAAAAACACGCCCCGTGGCTCGAGAGGGTCGAAAGAGGCGCGGAAGATGACAGCTCCCTCGTGTGCGTGTGGGTTTAATGATAATATTCTGCGCCGGCAGCGGCCGGCGCGGATAGAAAGGAGAAACGATGTTCATAAAGCGGAATGCGCTGAAAGCGCTTATGACAAGAGCCTATAAGGGCGGAGGACTGGCGGTGCGGAATGACGGCGTCGGCCTGTCGATCGGCGGCGCCAGGTGGTGCGTGTATATCATACATTGCGACATCCCAAAAGAGACGATGGGCGATCTCATTTCCCTGGTCGGCGAACTGCCGGGAGAGGGGGAGGCGTATGTGGCGGACAAGAACGGGAACCAGATGGAGATATATGACAGCACTTTGCTGTCCCCGATGGAACTGGAGCCGCATACGGAGCTGGCCGTGATGCCGCTGATCGTCTGCGGCTCACTGGGGATACTTAGAGAACGCAGGACGGGGCATATCGTTCCGGTCCCGTTCCAGTATCTGCAGGCTATCGACTATGGCAGCCTCATCAAAGACGAGATGACGCCGGACGGGCCGTTCGGGATATCCGCGATGGTGGAGGGACGTTTTTACAACGCCGCCTGCTGGCAGAACAATATGATGGCGTTCTCGATCGGGGACAGCCGTATCGAGAATGAGGGCGTGAAGAAGCTGCTCGGGCAGCTGGAATCCCTTCCGATGCCGGAGGAAAACGGCGACGAGAAAGGAGGGTAATTGCAAATGAAGAATATGGTTGCATGGGCGGTCGAGCAGTCCGGCATGACGGCGGACGAAGTGGCGGAACGCATGGGCGCGACGAAATATTCTATGAAGAACTGGCTGGGCGGGGCGCCGATGCGTCAGGACGCGCTCCGGAAGTTCTGTGAGGTGACCGGAGCCAGCGCGGATGTCGTGCTGGGGCTGAAAGAGCCGGAAGAAGAGGGAAAGCTTTTCTTTGTCGGTAATGTGAATATCGAGGAAGATCCCGTAAAGATGGTGCGGATCCTCCGTAGGGATGCGCGGGAGATTGAGGGCTACAAGGGACCGAATGCGCATTTTTTCTTCCACCTGAAACGGCATGAGGAAGTCGCGGCATCATGGATCGAGAAACACGTCGTAAAGAAGTGCGGCAGGGAGGAACGACATGGGACTTAAAGTAGAGGAGATAAAGTATATGCTGCTCCGCTCGCAGGATCTTGTACAGATCATAGACGAGAAGCTGGAGTATTCGGGACCGGCTTTCCTGATCCCGTGGAAATACATGGAACGCAAGGCGAAGAGCTTCCGGGCGGAGGTCGAGACACGCCGGAAGGACTGGCGGAAGGCTGGTACCTGGGCGCCGATGAACCCGGAGGCAGCGGCGCATATGGAATTCAAAGACGTGGTACAGAGACTGTACTACGTCATTACTCTTGAATAATGACGATCGCAGGCGGGCGGATCGCTGCCCGCCGTATATAAAACCGGCCTTCAAATGGCCGTTTTAAAAGTCCATTAAGATATTAAATCTAGGTCGAACGGAGATCGGAATGGGATACGAGAAACGCATGTGGATGCTGGGCAGGGTGATGGAAGTCGAGGAGCGGCATACATGGAGATACACTCCCCCGGGGGTAAAGCGCGGGAAACGGGAGAAGCCGACTGCCGAGGCTGTCAGGAAGAATAACAAACGGCTGATGGTCAGGAAGCGCCTCATGCAGATGGAGATGTATTTCACCGAGGATGACTGCTACATGACGTTGACGTACCCGAAGAGCGCGAGGCCGGAAGATATGGCGGCATGCCAGAAGGACTGGTCCGACCTCGTGAAGGAACTCCGCAAAGTGTATAAGCGGAACGGCGGGACTCTCCGATGGATCCGGAATATTGAACTGGGCTCCAGGGGAGCGTGGCACATCCATGCGGTGATCACCGAACTGCCGGCCGGGTCGACGGACAGGGACGGGAAGCCGGTCCATGTCGCGAAGCTGGTGCAGCAGATCTGGCAGAAGAAGCTGAAGCACGGGAGGGTCGACACCCAGTATATGCAGAGGGATGTGACAGCTCTCGCGGAATACATCACGAAGACTCCGGAGAGCAGCGCCGGCTCCGGCCATCTGGTGGTGGAGAGCAACTGCTCCGCGTCCCGAAATATGCCACTGCCGGAACCGGAGGTCAGGACATACAAGAGGTGGAAGACCTTTGTGGAGCGGGATATCAAGGTCCCGAAGGGCTGGGCGCTGGACAAGAGCTCTGTCAAGGAGAGCATCAACCCGTTCACGGGATATCCGCGGCGCGAATACCGTTTGATCAGACTGGACAGGAGGAAATGTTGAGAAGATGACGGCAGACCCGAAACGGCCAAAGAGGAAAAGACGCAAACGGCACTCGAAAAGCATCATACAGGCAGCGGGAGGACGCAGATGCTACCTGTGTGAGCAGTATGGAGACATGACAAACAAAGGATACCTGGAGAAGCACCATGTGCTGTTCGGCATGGGTCGAAGGGACAAGAGTGAGGCGGACGGTCTCGTCGTCATGCTGTGCATGGACCATCACCGGGAAGTGCATCAGGATGACGGCCTGAGGCGGCGGTTGTGCGCAGTCGCCCAGATGGCGTGGGAAAAAGAGCACCGGCCGGACTATGGCAAGGCCGTCCGGGCGAAGTGGATCGAGAGATACTGCAGGTCGTACCTGGACGAGGAAGGAGGACAGGATGGAGCTTATGGTGGGATTAATTAAAATTGTCGCAGCAATGATACTTACAGTAGTCGGAGGGCTTTTTGCCTTGTTGGTAATACTGACGATGATCCTTGCGGCGGGGTGGATCTGGATGACGTGGAAGGGATGGCATGATGGGGAATAAAGCAGAGACAGAACATAACGACCGGCTGACGAAAGCCTGGTCAAAGAGATGCGGCTCATGCATCTATCGCGGCGCTCAGCCTCCCCAGTCGTGCTGTAATTATATCCTGATCACCGGACACATGCGGGGCTGCCCGATCGAGGGGTGCAGTAAGTACGAGAAGGGCGAGAAGATCATAATTGTTGAGGACCCTGACATGAAGGGCAGGGAGCTGAAGTACTCCAAACGGGAACGGGGAAGGCGGCAGCAGAAGTCCAGGGATGACGCGGCGAGGAAGAAGTGGGCGCCTCCGGCGACCCGTATCGGGAGAATGATCGACGCGCATCTCGAAAAGACAGGCCTGACCCAGAACGGGCTGGCTCGTGAACTGGAGATCAATGGCAGCACCCTGAGTGGCTGGCGCCTTAAAGCACAGCGGCTAAAACCGGAAAATGTCGAGAAGCTGGCGAGAGTTCTGGGAGCATCGGCGGAAGAGGTGCAGCGGGCGGTCAAGGAGGAGTGGAAGAACAGAGGATAGCAGGGGGAAAGCGGGATGACACCAGAGAACGAGGAGAAAAAGGCATACCTTGAGAACTACAAGAGGCAGAAACAGAAATTGAGGCGGCTCGAAGAGGAAATCGCGGCGTGCCGCCTGGACGAGCTCCCCGGCGCGATCGCCTACACCGGAATGCCGCACGGCAGCGGCTCGAACAGAGATCTGTCAGACTACGCCGCGAAGCTCGACGGCCTTCAGCGTGAGCTCAGGTCAGCGAGGGCGAATCTGGAAGCCGTCAAACAGGCTGTGAGCAGGTCAATCATGGCGCTGCCGGATCCGAAATGCCGGGAGCTCCTGTGGCGCAGGTATATCCTCCTTGAAGGCTGGCAACGGATCGCGGATGAGATGGGGTGTCATAAAAATCATGCCAAGGGAAAACTCCATGGGGCGGCTCTCGAAATGTTTATAATCAAAAAATAGGCGGAAATGAGGGCGGCGACGAAGGAAAATGGAAAAAAGACTTGCAGAATACCTACCCCATCCGTAAAATGCTAAACAAGAAATTGTCGAAAGACAGCAATACACGAAGAGAAGGGTTCGGCCGTGGCCGGATCCTTTTTGATTTGGCCGGACAATAATTTTCAATGGACTTCGGAGGGCTGACGCCCTGCCGGGGTCTTTTTTATGCCGCGCAGGCAGCGGCCGGATGAAAAATAAAAAAGCGGGCACTTATCCACATCTGACAACGGTTCGGACGTTTAAAACGCCCGGAACCTGAGAAATGTGGACAAAAGGGACGGAAAATGCTCAAAACGGCGCGAAAATGTCCAAAATAATGCAGAAAATGCCCGCGCAGGCAGCGGGATTGCGCCGGCGCAAAACGACAATATGACCAGAGGGGACAGATGATGCGGGAAATAGCGGAGCAGTCAGAGTATTACGCCAGGCTGGGTGCACAGGTGATCGAGGAGCACCCGCGTGACTTCGGATGGATACCGGACAACGTGTCGATCGGGTATCTCGAGTCCGACAGGCCGAAGAAGAAGGCCGGCAGACTCATACTCGGCGAGTGCATCAAGGTCCGCGACCTCTTCAAGGCATATATCCCGCATGACTTCGTGATCGCGATATACCTGCCGAACGTGGCGGGGATGTCAGAGGAACAGCTGAAGATCCTCATGTATCACGAACTGCTCCATGTAGGAATGGAGCAGGACGGCAGCGGGCCCAAGTATATCGTGAACCCGCACGACGTTGAGGACTTCCGGACGATCATCGACCGGTACGGGCTGGACTGGGCGGAACATTGAGAAAGATTGGCAGAATATGAGGTGGTGATCATGTGGCGAAAGGGAAATATTCGAGGTGGATAACGGAAGACGGCCGGCGGCTGATCAAGGGCTGGGCGCGTGACGGACTGACAGATGAAGAGATCGCCAAAAAGATGGATATAAGCGCCTCGACATTCTACGAGTGGCAGAAAAAGTATTCGGAGATTTCGGAGGCAATAAAAAGAGGCAGGGAGCCGACCAACGTTATTCTGGAGGACACCGCCTTTGAGAGGGCAACGCAGTGGCGCACGGTCAAAGAGGTCACGAAAGAGCCGAGGATGGACCGGAAGACCGGAAAGATCGAGCTGGTAGTAGTCAAAGAAGTAGAGAAGGAGATCCCGCCAGACTCGACCCTGCTCATCTTCCTGATGAAGAACCGGATGAAGGAAAAATACGGAGACAGGCAGCAGGTGGAACTTTCCGGACAGATCGAGGCGAATAACCCCTTCGAAGGCCTGACGGAAGCGCAGCTCCGGAAGCTTGCCAAGGGCGATGGATAAGCGGCTGATTGCGCTGGGCGCTCAGTGTGAGCTTGCGAGGCGAAACCTGTTCGATTATTGCCATCTCAAAGCGCCGAACTTCTACAAGCCTGAACGGGAATACCTTGTCAAGCTCTGCGCGGAGCTTCAGAGCTTTCTTGACTCCGAAGAGGACATACTGATCATCAATGCCCCGCCCAGACATGGAAAGAGCCGCACGGTCGGATGCTTCGTTGAGTGGGTCCTTGGCCGTGATATTCATTGCAAGATTATGACCGGATCATACAATGAGACCCTCTCGACCACGTTGTCGAAGGGTGTCCGGAACACGATCATGGAGGTCAAGGCTGACAAATACCGCCCGGTGTATTCAGACGTTTTTCCGAAGACGAAGATCAAGGCCGGCGACGCCGCCATGAACCTGTGGAGCCTGGAAGGCGGGTACAGCAACTATCTGGCTACCTCTCCGACAGGTACGGCGACTGGCTTCGGCGCGGATCTGTTCATCGTCGACGACCTTATCAAGTCCCTGTATGAGGCGAACAATGCAAATGTCAAGCAGGATCACTGGGAATGGTTCACCGGTACGGTGCAGTCCAGACTTGAAGAGGGCGGCAAGATCATCATCGTCATGACCAGATGGGCGACGGATGACCTTGCAGGCCGTGTGATTTCGCATGCAGCGGAATTTGGTTGGTCGATCCGGCACGTGAACTTCACAGCTGTACAGGAAGACGGATCGATGCTCTGCCCGGAGATCCTGAGCCGGAAGAGCTACGACGTAAAGCGCCGTGCGATGGGCGCTGCGGTCGCCGAAGCGAACTACCAGCAGAAACCAATCGACATCAAGGGACGGCTGTATTCGAAGTTCAAGACATACACGGACGTGCCGCGGGATGATGCGGGACATCCGCTTTTTGTATGCGTCAAATCGTATACCGATACTGCCGACGAGGGAGACGATTATCTGACGCACATCGTTTACGGGGTGACGCCGGCCAAAGAGGCGTACATCCTCGATGTTCTGCACACCAAAGCACCGATGGAAGAGACCGAACCGGCAGTTGCCCGCTCGATCCACGAATACGGCGTGACCTGGCACACCTATGAAGACGCCGGCACGCACGTTCTGCAATA